AAGCTGCTATCCCCGGAGGGTCCAGTTCAAAAATTGAACAAACGGCCCCTTCAACTAAGTTGCTTAGCTGAAGGCGACGTAGCCGTGCTTATACCCGGACACAGAGTCACGCGGAGTTAATCCGCGAGATTCTCCGGCCCCGTATAAGACGGTTGCGAGGACGACTTCTGGCCACCAATGATGCCAGGGGATCGGTCGCGATACGGGTCGGTAGACCCGAACGTACCCGATCCCCCCGCGCCATCTGCGGTGGTAGATGTCGTCCGCGATACAGAGGTCCCCGAGTTCTTCAGGGCCTCTAAGGCGGCGGATGTTAGCTGGAATTGCCTCCATACAACGTTTCCAAACGTTGTAATAAAGGCTAAAACGAAAATCAACGCTAGGGTCTTGACGGCCCATGCGGCGAACTCCGTTAACCAGCGAGATCCATTCTTGTGGTTCATTGGGAACTTCTTTAAGGAAATACGGCCTCACGGCCATGCCTTTGAAGAAATCACCTCCACAGCTCTCACGGAAAGGACCATCATGAAAGCTTTTGGCCTCATTGATGGTAAAACCGCAGAACTGTAGGAGCCCAGACACAAGGCCATAAGCCTCAGTGGGGATGATTATATCATCACCAAAAACATGGAAATTTGCTCTCGGGGTCAGGCCACAAGCGACGCATAGAGACGCGAAAATAAGCGACTCGAGCTCGAAAGTGTAACCATTGCCCATTGAAGAGAATTTTTCCAGTCGCACCCATTTTCCCTCTACTTTCGTAAAAGGAGAGCGCAAGCTCGACAGCAACTCAAACCAATCGCTTGGTAACAAGTACTGAACAAGCTTCACTGAGACAGTATCGCTAGCACTAGAGAGATCGATAGTAGCGAGGTGGCCATCACGGCTTCCCTCGCATGCCCATCGACGGTGTAGATCTTGGCCATGGGTCAGATCTATCCCTCTCTGCAATAGCCGCCGCTTGATATGCCTACCAACGGGTAGTTGGTAGAACACGTTTAGCGAGGGTTCAATGCAGATTCCCCTGTCCTTGAGGGCGTCTTTAGGAACCGTTGTGAAACGGTTCCCGCGGACAATCTCTGGAACAGAGTCTCTAGAACGTCGGTACCGAGCGCGTTCCCATGCGTTGTTGCGGTTAAGCAACATCGCGACAAGGGCCGCATCCTCAGTAACAGTCGACCGAGAGGTGATTTTGTCGGCGATCGTAGTCAACTTGCCACGATCGTTATAGGTAGATCCCGGACCGAATCGACCGTCTAGATCCCTGGGAAGGGGTCCTAGACACTCGCTAATCCATCTTTTCGCGATATCTAGTTTACCTAGAATCACGGCTTCATCCTGCCCCATGGGGGAGTTGGAGATAAAGCGGGAAAAGCGTGTATTGGTCCAACAGCATTGTCGTTCAGCCGCATAAAATGCGCTGGTCGCGACAGCCTTCCTGTCCACCCCGGGAATGTCCAGCTTACATTTCTTGAAAAACGAAATGCAGGCATAGTCATCCCGAAAGGCTCGGAAGTCGCTGTAATCCGAGGGGTTTAGTCTCATGGAGACTAAACCTTTGAAGTCCCCACGCTCGAAGAATTCGAGCGCTTGGTTGGAAACTTCACTACCTACGCTTCGGCATAGTAGCCTGAAGCCCCTCGCCAGTTGCTGGTCGATTTGAAGTGACATTTCAGCATGGCCCGTTGTTTAGACGGGCGCGTAGCCTGCACGGAAGGCATCCATCGGCGGCACCGAAGTAGGTGTTGCCGACTTGCCTTTGTACATGGCATCGCACAGGAACCGAAGGGCGTCGTCGACGACCGAATCGGGCAAGTTCATGGGCCGGACGAGCGTTCCCGAGAAGAGAACGTTCCCCAACACCTTGTACGAGCTCGTCGTAGAGTCGACGACCACCCACGGCACCACGAGCTTCATGTCGCAGTGGCGCGCATCGCGCTTGCCGTTCCACCTGGAGGAGACCTCCAGAGTAACGCGGCAATTCGCGGGCACGGCCGTGTCTTCAATCCGCCAGCGGGCGGGTACACGATCGCCACCAGCCGGGCTGATGGACGTGAACGACTTCGTCGTCCCGGCATAGTTGATCACGTTGAAATCTGCCATTTGCGGCATATAACTAACCTTTGGGTTTTGAATGCGTCACTTGCGTGACAAAAGGCCCGATAGCTGCTGAACCGCCAATGAGACGGAAGTAGCTGCGTGCCATGGATCGAGTTGAGGTACTCGCACACGGGAAAAGAGATCAGGTCGAGGGAACGTAGCCGGAGTGGTCCTGTCAAAGTAAGTATACCTTGCTTGAGGACCACTCGGATTCTGCGTATCTCCGACATGATACACGAAGCCCGATGTGTCAACCCTTACGCCAACGCACCGACCACTCAGCCCGTAACCGACTTCGTTGTCAAAGCTAGAAAGAAACTTTCCAACCGGAACAAACCAATCGACTACAAAGCTAAATGGGACGGCGTCCCACGCGACGTAAGCTGGGTTCGTGAAACCCAGTTGTTTCGCCAGTAAAAGGTTTGGGTTAGTAACCTTTGGAACTGCCGAAACGCTAACGCTAACAGTTGTGTTAAGCGCAGCTTTTACAGGGTCATCAAAGGCGTACATGGGCGCATAAACCGCGAACGATTTAGCGATCCCCCGTACACGCTTCGACTGAAAGTCCTGTTGAAGAACTTCCACGGCCGAGCCGATGTCTTGAATTAAAGGAACCCACCCGAAGGTAAATTCCAACCAAGTATCAGCCAGCGACTTAGTCGCTGATTCTCGGAAACGCAGACCAGTTATCGACCGCTTCTGAGCCGGGGTGAGTAACCCCGGATTCTTGGCGGCGCGATGTTTGATAGCGTCCAACCCGAGCTCACGAGCGAAATCGCCGAAGCGATATCCGTTCAAAGCCCGAGCCGCCCGAAAGATTTGGCCGGCCCTCCGCGCGATCATCGCCATACTCTTACCGGATTCGGTAAGGGTAAGAGCGACATTGGCCTGTTGAAAAGCCTTCGCGTGGAATCTGTCGTACGCAAGTGCGTACAAACGATCGTAGTTTGCAACCAGTTCCGAGGACGCAATTTGGTCCTTAGTAAGGTTCATACTCCAATACCCGTGGGTGTTCCCTCTCTCGTAGCGATATGGCATGAGCGGTTTTTGGCGAAGATCGCCAATCCACTTGTACCTCTGCTTCGATTCGATGTGATAACCCGCGGGATCATAGTATGTCAAACTACTATTTATCGGCCCGTTTACGATCCCCGTCATGAGGATCTCCCGCGTGCCGCCGTCTGTGAGGTGGGTACCTCACCGACGCTACTGCCGTTACCAGCAGGTGTTAAAAGATCCCCGACAAGCCCATGCTTATTGTCATTTAACCAGGCGATAGCCTCGGTAACTCTGACTTCAGCAAGAGCTGCATCGAGAGGATCAACAACCAAACCACGATGCGTTCTAAAGAACGCCTCGCGGAGCTCAACTAGACGGTTGCGGAGACGCAACACTTCTAGATCCCAGCCTTGTGCCTGGACAGATTCCTCACTACGGATAGTGATGAGGATCATCAGGGTACTAATATAGTATCCCGTCAGGTCGCGAATGGTTAGCTTTGGCCGACCTTCGCTAACAAAGTTGGTAGAGCTACTCTGGGGCATGTGATATGTCCTAAGTTGGTTGATAACAGTAGAGGAACCCACCTCTACGAGCGGACCGTTCCCGAGGGAACGG